CTTCAAGATCTCCATCAAGGCCATCCGATCTCGCGACGAAGCCGTCAAGCGGTACGTTGCTCTCCGCGACCAAGTCATCGAAGACACCATGAACACTGATCACGCGGGGGAGACAGGGCCAGCCGAGTAGGAGGTCCGCCGCACGCGGAACCTACCCGAGACAGGGGTTCGATTCCCCTCTCCCCCCCTTTTTTCCCGGACGGGAAACTTTCCGAATACGGAAAATCAACGACACAGGAAACTCATGGCACGCACACTCAAACTCCTCCACCAACTCATCGACCCGTCCGACGACACGATCCTCTTCGGCTCGAACGCTCGTCGCAACGACGTCCCGATCCCCGGTGACGAAATCTACCGCACCACGGTCACCGTCGCTGATGACTACGCAGTAGAGAATCTGTGGACCACGGGGGACGGAGGCGTCGAGAGTTTTAAGCTCGCACTCATCCTCACCAACCAAAACATCCTAGTGGAGATGCGTAACGACGACGGCACGCCCAAGTTCATCGAGTCCCGCGTCGTCGCCAACTGCCCCTGCTACCTCGGCGACGCTTCGGCCGGCGGCACCTCTTCGATCTTCACCGACGGCACTGAGACCACGGCCGAGGGGGCGATCGATAGAATCGAGGCTCAACGTAACGTGGCCAATGGACAAGGGGATGCGACTGTCACCCTCGTCCTATTCAACTAATCGACAACATCAGGTTGAGCCAGCCGAAGCCAACGGGTCTCGGTGACGGCTGGTTCCCTGATGCCTTTACAGGAGACTGGCATGAAGTGGTGTGGATGGACAGTGACGAAGACCTTGAAAGACGATACGTTCGATGGAGAAACCTGTTACGTTACCCGGCATATCCGGCTCCACAAAAACCTCACGGGGAGGGTCGAACTGGAGACCTTGCTCCACGAAGCAGACCACGCCCTGCACCCCGACAAATCCGAAGAGGCCGTGCTCGTAGACGCGGCACACCTTACTGACCTGCTGACTCTGTACGGCTACCGGAAGATCAAATGAACAAGTTCCTCACCATCATCGCCGCAACCGCGATCGTCGTCCTCGGGAGCAACTACGCCCCGACCGTGTTCAACCACGCCTTCCCCCGGGACGTGGACGCCCATGGTTTCCAAGAGAACCTCACGGTGCTGACGCTCGACATCGGGCTCGCACCGATGACCGAGTTGTGGCTCGACGAAGTCAACGAACGCTACCGCAACGCCATCATCATCGAAGGTCACGGCAACACAGAGTTCATCGACGGCGTGCCTACGTGGTGCGTTTATACGGTGACCCACCCAGACGGCACACCCGTCGCCGACGTCATCCAGAACATCCGCCGGCACGAACCGTACCGCCGCATCGTGATCCTGTCCTGCAACCCTGATGGGCTGCGGCTCGACGGCATCCCGAACATTAGCTACAGCTTGCAGAACGTGTGGGTTATCCCTGATGACCAACTCAGTATTGTCCAGAACGTGGACCGCGACCTTCGATACGGCGGCGGCTGTGGCGACATCTTCGAGTTTGTGGAGAACAGATAATGCTAAATCGTATCCTCGGCAGTGGTTTACTGACTCTTCGTACTTCGCCCGTCCGGCCTACTTCATCCGTGGCACTGGGAGGTTCTGTGACAGTAATTCCTACTGTCCCACCTACGACCAACGACACCCCCTTCCAAGTCGTCGTCACGTTCTCTGAGGCCATGACCGGGTTCACTGCGGCCGACCTCGCTCTAGGTAACGCGACCGCGGACAACTTGGCGACTTCCGACAATATCGTTTTTACAGTTGACATCACCCCCTTGAGTAACGGCCTCGTCTCGGTGCAGGTGCCTGTGAGCGTCGCGACCAGTACGGCGAACGACGCACCCAACTTGGCCTCGGAAGTGGTGAATGTTACCTACGACGGGCTCGCTCCTTCTGGGTACAACGTCGCGTGGACTACGGATCCGATCACGGACGACAACGTCTCCGCAGCAGCGTTCGATCTGACTGGGGCAGAGCTTGGTACGACGTACAACTACTCGATCACCAGTGCGGGCGGCGGCACCCCGCTCACGGGTACGGGGCTCGTCCTCACAGCCTCGACCAGCTTTACGGACCTAGACCTAACCGGGCTAGGCCCGGGCGTCGTCACCGTGTCCCTCACCTTGACTGACCCTGTTGGGAACGAGGGCGACCCCGTTACGGACAACGTCACCAGACCGGCGACGTCCTTCGCGGAACAAGTCGAGGCCACCGAACCCTCGAGCCTGATCCACTTTTGGAAAGTGGACGAGGCAGCGGCCGTCGCTAACAGCACAGACTCTGGAGATGGGTTCGCGGATTCCGCGGGCTCGGCCAATTTGTACCCCACCGTCTCCTTTGGTGACTCGTCGTTCAACTTCCAAGTGGGCGGCGTAGGTGCTTTAGACAGCGTGGTGACTACGGCCGCGGCCACTCAACCAAACTGGCGAGGCACCACTGGTGTCGGCACGTCGTTCCCGTCCGCGTTTACGTTCATGGGGATTTTCAAAGCCGATTTTAATCCTGTGGTTTTACACTGGTACGACCCGAGCGATTCCAACCGAGGGTCCGTACGACTGCGTACCAACACAGCGGGCGTGATCTTTGATGCGACCAACGACGCAGGTACAACCACCACTCTGGCGTTCGGTGCTGGAGGCAGCCCGACCGACGAGGAATGGCACATTATCTTCGGCGTGTACGATGGAGACGGGGGGAACGCAGTATGGATTGACGGTGTGGAGACGACGACGCAGCAGGCCAACCTGACGGGCACGTACACGCCCGATACGATCGCCAACGGTGCAGGGGCCAGCCTTGAGGGATTCGGGCCGTCGGCAATTTGGAACACGGCCCTGTCCGGGGCACAGATCGAAGCGATCTCGTCCGCGGCGGGAGCAATCTAAGTACAACCTTTACTTCTAACACAGGAACTATTATGTCTCACAAACCCGGCGAACCCATCCACGGCATCGTGCGAAGCACTGACGTCACGACAGCAGTCGCAATCCCCATTTTCACCGAGGGTAGTAACACTGCCCGCACGCTCGGGGCCAATGAGTATATCACTATTGACCAGATCGTCGCAGTCCACGCAGGCAGCGGGGACCTCCACATTTTTCTCGGGCCGGACGGCACCGCTGGTACGGGCGAGACCGTTACCCGGGGCGTTGTTTCCGAGTCGGGGGGCATCGTAGCCGACGATCTCCATAAGGTAGGCCTTCTTGGGGAGACTCCTTGGGTCGCGTCAGATACCGCTGGTACGGTAGACGTTATCTTCATGGGCCGCATCCGCCAGCGAGACATCGGTCTTCGCCCTTCGTGGAGAGAGGACCAAGCACCTAGCTGATGAAAAAACCTAAGCGGTACAATACGAAGCAGCTTAGCAACCACCTGCGAGAACTCGCGGCGGAAGCTGAGACTGTGCTCGACGACGGCACCTGCCTGACCAAGGGCGAGGTCCTCGCTCGCCTTCTGTTCGCCAAGGCTATCGGCTCTACCGACGAAGTGACAGATGATGAGGGCAACCGCAAGACCGTCGTGAATCCTCCCGAGCGGTGGGCCGCGGAGCTTGTCTTCGACCGGCTCGAAGGTCGTGTGCCGCAAGCCATCACCGAGGACGAGACACGCCTCAAGGTTGCCGACCGGGTCACGGAGTTGAACAAGAACCGCATCAACGCCTTGTCCAAGAAAGTAACTGTCACCCCAGCACCCCCGACGTTTAAACGCGATGCCCAATGAGTTTGCTGAAAAACCCGATCTAGGGGAGAACTTCCCCTGCCTCGTCGATCACTGGACTTGTCCGGTGACGGGGCTATCGGTGCCTAAAGACCCGGACGCCAACCTCGCGTGGCGTGCGGAGATTCTGGCTCTGGCAGAGAACGACCCCCAGCTTCAGCAAGACTTGTATACTGCGTGTGGGAACTCGGTTCTGTTCTGGGTGAATGCCTTCGTGTGGACGCTCCGATACTTCCAGCCCGACGAGGCCGGTGGCGTCAAGCAGGTCGAGACCAAGCACACGCCGATGGTGACGTGGGAGATTCAAGACCGCCACATGCTGCGGATCGAGCACGCGATCGACGTCGGTGAGGACCTCCTCACTGATAAGTCCCGGGACATGGGTGCGACGTGGGATCACCTTACCGTGCTGATGCACAAGTTCATCTTTGAGGGCGACCGCTCGTTCCTCGTCGTGTCCAACAAAGAAGACAACGTCGATCAGTTGAGCGGCGGCACCATGGCGGACCCCGCCACGCTGTTCGGTAAGCTCGACTACATCGTCAGCTTCCTGCCTGAGTGGATGCGACCGACCGTGGAACGCAAGCGTCTGCACATGGTCAACCGGCACAACAACTCCCGTATCGACGGCGAGTCGGCCAACAAGAACGCCGGTACGTCCGGCCGTCGCGACGCGATCTTCCTCGACGAGATGTCGAAGATGGAACACGGCGAAGACATCAAGCGATCGACCCGCGACGTGTCCGCGTGCCGCCTACCCTGCTCCACTCCTAACGGTGCGGGTACTGCGTACTCTAAGTGGCGGCTCAGCGGTACGATCCCTGTGTTCGTGCTGGCGTGGTGGGAGCATCCAGAAAAGGGGGCCAACCGCTACCTCGAACAAGACGAGCTTGGCCGCTGGAAGATTCGCTCGCCGTGGTATAACAACGAAGCCGAAGCCCGCTCCCCCAAAGAACTCGCGATCGAAGTGGACATGGACCACGTCGGCTCGGGCGACACGTTCTTTGAGGCGATGATCATCGAAGAGCACCGGCTGATGTTCGCTGGGCCGAAGTATCAGAACCGCGTCCGCAAGATGACGATCAACTTCGACTCGGAGGTACCGGACTCTGCGATCCCCGGCTACTTGCAGAAGGAAGACCTCTCGAAGATTCACTATACACCTAATGGCCGCTGGCGAATCTGGTGCTCTCTCACCAAGGCCCGCCCCGATCAATCCAAGACCTACTCGGTCGGCGTGGATATCGGCAAGGGCATGGGTGCCTCGAACTCCGTCATTTCGATCCTGTGCAACGAGACCAAGGAGAAGATTGCCGAGTTCGCCTGTGCCAACACACCGCCCTACGAACTCGCGAAGATCGCCTGTGCCGCGTGCCTCTGGGTCGGCGGCAAGAACCGAGCACTGCTGATCTGGGAGAACAACGGGGACCCCGGCTTCGACTTCGGTAACATGGTGGCACGCAAGTACCAATACCCCAACATCTACTTCGACCGAAGCAGCGGCACCGTTGCCGAGAAGGTCGGCAAGCGGTACGGTTGGCGGTCCAGTCGAGAGAAGAAAGCCGAAGGCCTCGGCCTGTTGCGTCGTGCGTATGCCCATGGGGGCATCATCAACCACAGCGTCGAGAGCCTCGACGAGACGCTGACGTACGTCCACTATGACAGCGGGGGCATCGGCCCCTCTGAGTTGTTGGAAGAGTCGAGCACCGCACGGGCCACTCACGGTGACCGCGTCATCGCGGACATGCTCTGCCTGATCGGGGCCGGACGAAGCGGCGGCAAACGAGTGGCCGGACCCGTGGCTCCCGAGCGATCGTTCGCCGGGCGTATGAAGACTTGGAAGAAATCGAAAAAACGACGTGCCCTAAAGACCAGCTTCGACTGGCGAGCCGCGTAAGGAGAACCCATGCCAAATGTATTGACCCCCCGAGAATTGCAAGAGTCCGTCAAACGTGGTAGCGACCGGCTGAAGAACTTCCGCATGTCGCGAATGATGTTCCTGCGGAACTACACCGGCCCCTACTACGATAAGGAGAAGGGGAACATCGGCGAGGAATCGCTGAACATGATCTTCAACGCGATCCGGGTGCTCGTACCCAACATCGTGATGAACTTTCCGACGCACAACGTGTCGAGCAACTTCCTCCAGTCCCGGCAGTACGCCGAGCTACTGAGCGAGGCTCTCGCTTTTCACGATAAGCAGATCGACATCCGGTCCACGTACCGGCAAGTGTTGGTCGATGCGATCTTCACGCTCGGCATCTTGAAGACGGGTATCGCCGAAAGCGACTCGGTCTACGCATTCGATGAGTACGATCGCGTTGATACTGGAGAGATTTATACGGAGTGCGTGAGCTTCGACAACTTCCTCGTTGACCCTACGTCGCGGGAGCACCTGTTCAAAGACGCGAAATGGCTGGGTGATCGTAGCATCGTGTCCCGGGCTTCGCTGCTGGAATCGGGCCTCTACGACAACGAACTGGTCGAGCAACTTCCCACCGTGGGCGACGCCGTATCGTCTGATCGGAAGTCCCACCTGCTGTCGCAGAAGAAGCAAGACGCGAACCGAGACCACGACGCATACGACGAAGTAGAGATCGCGGAGATTTGGATTCCGGGTGCGAACCAACTTGTTACGGTGCCCGGCGGCACAGAAGTCACGTTCGATCGCTTCCTGCGTGAGGACGAATACTACGGGCCGGACGAAGGCCCGTTCACGTTCCTGTCGCTCACACCGCCAGTGCCCGACAACCCGCTGCCCATCCCCCTTGTCGGCGTGTGGAACGATCTCCACGTACTCGGCAACCGTATGGCCAAGAAGATCATCGACCAAGCCGAGCGTCAGAAAGACATTGTAGCCTATCGACGTGCCGCAGCGGACGACGCTGAAGCCCTGCGTGACGAACCTGATGGGGGCTCCGTTGCCACGGACGACCCGGATGGTGTTCGTGTCCTGAGCTTCGGCGGGCAGAACCAGAAGAACGAGATCATGCTGGCACAGCTTCAGGGCTGGTTCAACCAGATGGCCGCGAACCCACAGGCTCTCGCCGGCCAGCGGTTCGACGCCAACTCCGCGACGGAGGCCAAGATTCTCGCCCAGAACGCGAACGTCGGCCTTGAAGACATGAAAGACCTCGTGTACCAGATGGCCGCTTCCGAAGGCCGCAAGCGAGCGTGGTACATGCACACTGATCCGCTGATCGAGGTTCCGCTTGTGAAGCGATTCACGTTCCCTGCTCAGTTCAGTCAGAGCCCCCTCGGCCCCGTGATGCAGCAGCCCGCTCGGATGGAAGAGGTTCAGGTCATCCTCACGCCCGAAGCCCGCAGCGGCGACTGGATGGACTTTCACTTCGACGTCGAGGTCGAGTCCATGGGCCGACAAGACAGCACCACCCGCTTCGCACAGGCCATGGACTTCGCTGTGAAGATTATGCCCGCTGCGATGCAGGCCGGCCAAGCCGCGATGATGATGGGCATCCCGTTCGACGTGAAGACCTTCGTCACCCGTATGGCCAAAGACCGCGGCATCAAGTGGATGGACGAAGTATGGTTCGATCCTGAGTTCCAGATGCGTACCGCGATGATCGCGATGCGTGGCCCGCAGATGGAGGGGTCGCAGGGTCAGCTAATGCCGAACCAAGCGAATCCTCTGTCACAGATTCTTCAGAATGGCCAGCCCGGCACCGTAGCCAGCAACCCGAGCCAAGACACACGCGACCGATCTGACGCCCAGTCGGGAGCCAACGACATGCAGTCTGTCCTTAAATCGATGGGCGTGTAAGGAGATCCTATGCCAATGTACCCGTATCAATGTCAGACCTGCAATCACGAGGAAGACGAGTTCCAACACATGCGGGAAGACCATCTTACGGTCTGCCCCGCGTGCGGATCGGACACGTACGACCGCCAAGTGTCCCTCCCGCACACTGATATGAAGGAGTTTCACACGCCGATCGAGATGTACTCGATCGGCCTGACGGATGACGAGGAGATCAAGGCGTTTAAACGCCAAGCTCCCGACGTTTACGTGGACATGAACCCCAAATCGGAGCTATATGGCGTCCCGATCGCTAAATCCCGCAAACAAAAGCTCTCCGCACTGGCCGCTACGGGGTGCGTGGAAAGAAAATAGGAGGAAAAGCTGAAAAATAACTTGCAAGGCGTTTAAACTGTGCTATACTTATAGTAGAAACTAGGTTCCTACCCCGCAAATCCCTGCGGCAGCTACCAGACGGAGAACAAAATCATGCCCACCCCCACACGAGACGGAAGTATTGCCCTGTCCCCCCCTGCGAACGCCCCAAAACCCGAGGATGCGTTCGATGAGGACGCCCTCGCGGACAAAATCAGTAGCGGCTTCGCCGCAGCGTTCGGCACCGAGGACGAGGACGACTACCAAGACGACCCCCAAGACGATAACGACGACTACCGCTTCTCCGAAGAGGACGAAGCAGACAACGAAGAAGACGAGGAGCAAGACCACGAGGACGCGGGATCAGCGGATGACGACATCGACGAGCAGGATGCTGTTGATGACGACGCCCCTACCATCTCAACGGCCCACGAACGGTCCTTGCTCGCCAACCACACCCGTGAAGAGATCGCTGATCTCTACAAGAACATGGGTGCCGAGAGGTTCTCGGATTACGCCGCTCGCCAACACGAGAAGCGTAACACCGAGACACAGCGGATGGCGGAACTCGGACGTATGGCTAAATCCCTTGGCCAGCCGTCGCAGACCTCTGGAACTCCTGCCGCCTCCGGGCCGCACCAGAACCAGACGACGCCGGCAAACCCGGGCCCAAGCTCGAAGATCGAGCCGGTCAGTGTTGAGGTACTGCGGGAGAAGTTTGGTGACGATGAACTCATCGACACCTTCGCTCAGCAGATGAACGCTCAGGCAGCCGTCCTTAACCAGATGATGTCTCAGCAGCAGCAGGCTCAGCAGAGTCTCGAACAACAGGCGAGCGAGTCACTTTCCCGCCAAGTCGAGAGCTTCTTTGCTGATCCGGCACTCAAGGCGTTCGGGGACCACTACGGTCCCGCAGGTGCCCCTTTGACCCCCGAGCAGGAACGTGCTAGGGTCGAAGTCTTGGAGATGGCTGATGCCCTTGTATCGGGTGCTCAGTTCCAAGGCCGAACCGTCTCGGTTCAGGACGCACTCGCACGGGCACACGGTGCCCTCTCGGTCGAAGTCTCGGAAGCAAGCGTTCGACGCAAAATCAAGCAGGATGCCAAGAAGCGTAATCGCGGCATCACCGCCCGGCCAAGCCGACGAACGGCAACCGGCCAAGCGGATCTGTCCCGCAAGGGAGAGCCAAGCGACGAGAAAGAGCTTCAGGCTCGGACACGTACACGGCTCAAGCAAGTCTTCGGATAAACTGCCTGATCCCTCTAAACAACACACCAAGGAGAACCCCTCATGGGCGTAAATAACTCAGCACTATCGGACCTCATTCAAACCACACTGAAAGACTTGCCCAAGGGTGAGTTCGAGGTCATGTGGGATTCACAGGACTACGAGTTCTGCCGCATCTACCAACAGCATCGTCGCCAGATCGACGGCGGTACGAGCATTCAACGTAACGTCATGCTCAACCGCAACGGTCGGGCTCGCTACCGTCGTCTGTATGACACGGACACCCCGCAGGTTGACAACAACCAGAAGACGATCACCGTCCCTTGGACGCAACTCGGCACCGACTACTCGTGGGACGTTGTGGAAATCCTCCGCAACAAAAACTCCGAGAAGGGGTTCATCAACCTGCTCCGCTCCCGGCGTACTGAACGCATGTGGGACATCGCGGAACTGATCGAGGAACGCGGTTGGCAGACTCCCCAGTCGGCCACCGACACGCTGTATCCTTACGGCATCCCTTACTACCTGAACATGCTTGACGATGGCTCGACCACCGCGGGCTTCAACGGTAAGACGATCCGCTACCAAGGCGGCACCACTGGCACGATCTGTGCCGGCCTCGACGCAGCTACCGAGTCGAAGTGGCGTAACTACGCGGACTCCTACGTGAACGTGGATAACACGTTCCTCCGTAAGCTCCGCTCGGCCATCCGCCGAACCCGCTTCCGCCCTGCACCCTTCGTCGATTCGCCCGGCAACGACAAGGTCGGCTCGCCGGTCAAGATGTACGCCGGCGACGACCTGATGACCGAGTTGATCGACCTCGCTGACAAGCGTGACGACAACACGGCACCGAAAGACCTCGCTAACAAGAGTCTCTACCACGACTTCGACGGCGAGATCATGTTCAACCGCATCCCGATCAAGTACGTCCCGCAACTGGACGGCTTCTCCGTCGCCGGCGGCTCGGGTACGGTCAACTCCCCCAACCCGCTCTACTGCGTGGACTGGACTAAGCTCCAGCCTGTCGTCCAAGACGGCTACTGGATGGAAGAGGGCGAGCCCATGGTCGATCGCGGCCAGCACACGACCTTCACGGTCTTCCTCGACGGTTCGCACAACAACCTGTGCATCAACCGCCGCACCGCAGGTTTCGTCCTGCACAACGTGCTCACTGCGTA